CCTCACCCATGCGATCACATCGTCGGGCCTCGCCCGGATCAAACGCACGCGACCGCCGTAGGAGACCTCCGTGCGGTCGGGCCAGTCAGGATCATGCCAGACGGTAGAGACGGTGGTGCGGTCGATGGTCACCGACCCGCCCTCCACCGCCTCGAATGTCCGCTTGTCGTTGTTCATTGGTACATACCAGATTGTCACGCCTTCGCGCTCCGATGGATCACGCCGCCGTCGGGCAGCACGATCCGCCATGTCTTGCGGTCAACGGTGATGGGCAGGCCAAAGCGGGCCGCACCGGATCGCGTGATCCGGCCCTTCGTCACGAGCCGCTCGATGGCCGCGAGGTGCTTTTCATCGTACACCACGCCCATCGTCTGGCACGCTTTGTTTGCGGGTAACGGCGTCGCGGACAACTCAAACCAGTCCCACTTGCGCACGACCGAACGCGGGGTCTTGCCGTCCCTCGTGTACCGCTTGGCTTCGTCCGCCGTCGGCGGTCCGTACTCCTTCGCCACGAACCCCACCGAAAGGCCAATGCCCTGGGTGTCTTCGATGATGGTTTCCACCGTGCGGCCTGCATCCGTGCGCGCGATCTTAAACCGAACCTGCCAAGCGGTCTGACTCTTGGCGTTGCTCGGCTCGGGGAAGCGGTTGATATACCGCAGGCTGCCGACCACATCTTCGCTGTTGTATCGGTGGTCCGCGAACAGTTTCATATTCTTCTTGATGTAGGACAGGTCGGCACCGGACGGGACCACTACCTCGTCCTCAAGGTCGATATCGTCGGTGTTGGCCAGCGCGATGTACTCGGGCCTGCCGCCGGGGTTTTCCGCCTTTGTGAAACTTCCGCCAACCATAGATCGGACCCCGATCGGACCTTCCAGGCCCAGGCCCTTCCCGTGCTGGTTCAATCGGTCTATGGCGTTCAGATCGTGGATCATTCATCGTCTCCCGTAGGGTACTGAGCGATCATGGTGCATCGGTCGTTGGGGTGCGCGGGGCTGTGTAACAGGGTGTCGCGGACTACCACGCCGCCAAGAGTTTCACCGGCGACGGCAAACGGTTCGCCCACGGGTCGCGTGCCGCGGGCAGCGATGGCGGTGCAAAGCGGGCAAGCGCCGGGGCTCAGCACCCACTCCAGATTCTTCGCACCGAGGATCTTGAATGTCTCGTATTGGCCCGAGTTCGCGGCGCGGTTCGTTTCGGTCCGCGCGATCATTTCGGCCCGGTACTTCGGCACGCCCTCGATCTCGTCCGCGATCTTGTCGATAGACAGGCCCTGCTCCAGACCCCGCGTGACCGCTTCCTTCGCCATGTCCGAAGTGGTCGCGAAGATATCGTCCGCGAGCTGGATCGTGTAACTGCGCGCGAACTCGATGGCACGCTCGTCCACCACGGAGAACGCATCCTCCAACGCGCCCGCCGCCGTCAACTCGGAGCGGATCGCATACTCGGCCATTTCCCGCACCTGATCCAGCAGCAGTTTTTCGCTCTGCTCGCGGAGCGGTGCAAGGTCGGGCAGTTCGCCACGCCCGTAGGCTTGCACGGCCTCGTCCTGTGCGTCGGTAAGCACATCCTCCATGAGCGCCGCGAGGCCCGGCCCGTATCGCTCAAACATATCGCGGACCAGGCCCACCGGCAGATTGGGCGCTGCCTTGCAGCACTTGCATCCATCCTCATCCTGTGCCCACCAATAACTCTCATGGGAGAGCATGGACTTGGTGAGGCTGACCGGGGTGGGCGTGGCGGCCTTGGTGCCGTCCTCATCGGGCACCGGCACCGGCACCGGAAGGGCCGCCGGGGGCTCGGGGTCCGGGTCGGGCTCTGGCGCGGGCTGGGGCTGGGGCCGTGGTGCCCCACCGAACAGGCCCGCGAACGGGTCGTTCATTTGCGGCGCGGCCGCGCCCAAGGGCTGGCCGTTAAAGAGCAACGAATCCGCCATCGGATCATCCGCCTGGTCGTACCCGAGTTCCGCACGCATCTCGTTGATCGTCAGGCCGCCCGCGCCGGTCAACGAAATCAACCGCGTCTGGTCTGCCAGTTCGTCCTTCGGCACCGGGTCGTCATAAACAAAGCACCATTCATTTGGGTCGAGCCCGAACAGGCGGGCCAGGATCATCTCGGTTTTCTGCGCCGCGTCGTCAATCAGTTTGGCGCGGATCACGCGGCCATGCTGAGCGTCCGCCACGCCCGCACTCGCGTAGGTGCTGGCGTTGGAGTCGGCCATGCTCTCTGGGATGCCGAACGCAAAGCGGATGCGCTTCTCATAGTTCGCCAACTGTTCGAGCGTGCGAAGGTCCTTGGGATTGAAGGCCAGCGGCACCCAGTCCATCTGCCATCCGACAAACGGCTTGCCATCGCGCGCGCCACCCGCGCCCCAATCGTCCAGGCTATCGGCAAGCGTCTTCATTTGCTCGGGCGTGGGCTTGGCGTCGCTGGTCAGTTTGATCATGCTGTCGGGGCGGTTGCCATTTTGCACAAACGCGAGGTCGTGCATGTTTGTCCTCAATATAAGGTCAACCTCGGGGACCACGCCCGCCAACTCGCCCTCGCCCATGAGCGGATTGGTTCGGCTCAGGTTGTTTCTGTAGTGCAGCACATGCTCGGGCGCGATGCTCACCATATCGGTCGAGTCTCGCCCGTAGTTGTAGCCCTCGACCTGGCCTGGTTCGTCCTTGCTCCAGGTTGGCGTGACATACTGGGGGTAGCCGGGCCACGCCCGAAGGCCCTTGTCCTTCGTCACGATCGTGTACCAGTTGCCGGTGATCCCCCGGAAATAGAAGCCCATGCGCTCGAGGATTCCGCCGGGGTAGGCCGCGTTCGGGTTGCGGACAAACTGAAGGGCCGGGTGGTCCATGATTTCTTTCATGTCCGCGCCCGAATCGGCGAACGATTGAACCTTCATGCCCATCGTGCCCCGCGACAGGGCCTTCCTCCGTGCGGGCGGGACCGAGCGTTGCGCGAACGGTGACGAACCGACCGACGACCCGACACGGCGGTAGAGGCGAAGCGGCTGGCTTACACAGGCGCCCGCGTTGATCATCGCGCAGGTGTGAACGATCGACTGTGCCCGCTGCATGAGGTCGGCCGCGAGGGGGTCGCGTGCATACTGGCGCGCAAGGGTCTCGGCGCGCAGCACCGTGGCCGATGTGATCTGGTCACTCGTGACAATCCCGAACTGCGCAAGTTGCTTGGTGTCAAAGATAGACCATTCGCTCACTGCCATACCCCCCGGCGATCTTGTCGCCTCACAGGTGCCGCGTATCCGTAGCACGCATCACCGTCGTCCAGGTGCCGCACGGCGTACCGGAGCGCGTCCATTGCGTGATTGTCTTTGTCGTACGGCTCGTCCTTGAGCCGATCTCCGCCGGGCTTCCATTCGTAGGTTTCAAACTCGCGGATCGTGTTCGTGCAGGACGGGTCTACGGTCAGGCGTGGCAGCCCGTCGCCCAGCACCACAAGCCGCTGCTGGATCAGGCCGATGCCAAAGTTCACCGAGCCCGCCCCCTTCTGACATGCCTTCGCGTCGACGCCCTCGCGTCGCATAGATTCGATGAGGTCGGGCGCGGATGAATCGACGATCACCTCGGACTCCCCGGCCATGTCCTTCACCATGCGGATTTTCTCGGCCTGGGTCAACTGCGACTGGTAGACCTCGCGGGTGACCCGCAGCCGGCCGTCGGTATCGACCTCGACCTCCACCACGGTAAAGGGATCTTTGTACCCCTCGTCCACTCCGTAGACCTTGCGTTTCGCAGGCCACGACGAATCGGCCACATGCTTTTCGCGGTCCCACTTGTCGTACACCATGCCATCGGAGCCGACCCACTTGCCCAGCCAATATCGTTCGCGGGCCACCCCGTGCAATGCACGCAACTCGTCAAGGTACTCGGGCGGTAGGTGCCAGTTGGACCACGCCGGGGCCATGATCCGCGCGTGACCCTTCCACGACTGGCCGCCCGGCGACATGCCGAACCGCTGGGCAAGCCAGTGCATCGGGACCGACGGGTTGCAAGCGCCGTACCGCTGGAGGGGCAGGCCGTCCACCTTGAGCCGCACGGCCATCGCAACCTGAACGACGGCGGTTTCACGCATCTCCACCCATTCGTCAAACGCCGCGCCGCTGAGATTCATCGAGGAGCCCCGGCCGGTGCTGCCGCTCTGCCGGCCCACATCGCCCTGGTCCATCCCGTTATAGACGATCTCACCGCCGCCGTGGATCTTGATGGTTTTCATTTGCTGATTGTGCGTGTAGGAGCCGGGGATAAGGATGGGCGGGGCGGACCCGTTGCCCTCCAGCATCGACCGCAGCGTAGAGGTCCGCAGGTCTACCAGTTTCTGGCGGTACAGACCTTCACGCGCGCCGGGCTTCCTTGCCCGCATCGCAACCTTGACCGCGATCGCATCGGTCTTGCCAGAGCCACGCCCGCCGTCGGTAATGAGCCACGGCGCGTCGGAGTGAAC